CTTCATAATAACCAGTTCTTCCACCTTCTGCTGAGTAAAGAATAGGCTCTGGATTATCTAAAAGATTTTGTTCTCTTCTTCTTCTATACGCTTCCTCGCTTTCTCCTACCATTCTTGCAAAGGCTTCTTGTGATTCCATTATTCCAGTACCACCCATACCTATACCTGCTGGTATGTATGCCATAGGATCAGCTAATCCTGTTGCTAGGTTTCCAAAACTTGTTCCTAAAGTAGGATCAACTGTTGTTCCTACTGAAGATGTTAATAAATCAGGAGCTGCTGCTGCTGTTGTTTCTGATATAGCAGCAGGATTAAATACAGATTGCAAATTTTGAAAAGGTGTTTGTGTTGCAGCAGCTTTTACAGCTTCACCTCCAGCTTGTGTAGCTGCACTTTGTATAGCTTCTTGAGTTGCAGCTTCACCTAAAGTTCCTGCTGTAGTAGCAACGTCAGTAGCTGTTTGCGAAGCTGCGGATGCACCTGCTGCACCTGCTGCACCTTGTAGTGCAGTACCTACACCATATCCTGTAAGACCAGCTAATAATCCTTTTTTAAGATCACCTGTAGCTGCATATTGTGCAAGACCTGAACCTAATGCAGAAGCACCTAATGTTCCTAAAGCACCACTAAATAAACTTCCACCAATTAAAGAACCTGCTAAAGGAGCAAGAAAAGGTAAAAATGCTTCTGGCTGTCCAGTCTGCGGATTGACTGTTATAGGCATAGCTGACGCTAATCCTTTTACTTCTGCTGGATTAACGTGCAAAAGCATAGAGTCTCCATAACGACCCTGTGCTGCTACATTTTTAGTTTGTTGTTTAATATCCATTATCTTTCCTCTTTAGTTTCGCAACCGAACACATTAAAACTCATATCAACTGCACTTGTATAAACCTTTAATACATCTGTTTGATTTAAGGTTATACCTATAACTATAGCTAACGAATCATTAGCTGCAACTGATTTATCGTAGTATAAAAATTGTTTGTCATCTGCACCTGCACCAGCTACATGAACACTTAATCTAAATGTTATAGCTGATCCTGTTCTATTAGCTGCCACAATTGAACTAATTGTGGTTTGTGTCATATCAGGTACTGTATATAAAACTGTTGTAGTAGTAGCTGCTGGGTCTAATTGACCTAATACCTTTAAATCATCAGCCATGTTTTAATCCCATTAATAAAAATTGATGTCTCTTAGAAGCTTTACTTGTAACTGTAGACTGCATTCTTTGTATGTTTGTTATTTTTACATTTATATCTTCTATAGCCTGTTCTATAGTTCTTCTAGTCAAAGCTTCATCATTAGAATCATATTCTATGCTTGCTAATGGTAATGCTATCGTTTTGATATCAGCCATTATCTTTTTCCATCAGGTCTAATTTCTAATCTTAAATCACCCAATCTCCAGCCGTAATCACTAGACGAATTTGATATACGCAACGCTGCTTGTCTGCTTCTTGCTCTTGTATTTGCAAATGTAGAAGTTGGTGTTACATCTATAGTCTGTAAAGTAGATAAATCTTGTAAAGGAAAGTCTCTGCCTTTAATAGTAAAAGTAACACTATCACTTGTTGATTGTTGATCTCTAAATTCTATGTCAGGTATTAACTTAGATATAAATGTATATCTTTCTCCATCTGGAGCTAAATCAAAGTCACTTGATTCTATAAAAGCTGAGAAAGCATCTGAGCCATCTCCATGTCCTATTTCATGGCTATATACATAATTTAAATTAGATGTACTGCTATTTTTACTTGCTGCTAATGGATTTTCATATATAGAAGCTTCATTCCATGCAGTTCTTACAAAGTTATCTGATGTTGTTCCTATAGACCATGTATTTTCTAGATAATTAAATAATACATACTTATCTATTTCTGTATTTGTGCCTGAAGGATAAAACCACATAACTTCATTGACACTTGAATTTGAAGCTGCAAATACTTTATAAGCTTGATCTTGGTTTAAATCAGATAATACATAATCTAATACAGTACATGGCAACCTTTGTGATGTTCCTGAGTAAACATGAAAACCATCACGATCCATAAAATATACTCTGCCATTAGCATTAGTTGCAGCATTAGGAGATATTAAACTTGGACCTTCAGCAACTTCTGTAAAGCTAAATATAAAAGGTTCTCCTACAAAACGCATAGATATAATACCTGCATCTGTCCATATAAGTATTTCTTGTCTAGTTCTTAGAGCTCCTACTATCGTAGAACCTTGAGATAATTGCACACCACCTGCTTGATTAGTTGCAGTAGGTGTCCAATCAACTGCACTTTCTCTATCAGAAAATCTTACTAATAAAGGATCAATTTCAGAACTTCCTATAGGATTAGAACCAAAAGCTATAACGTGCTTATCTACATCTGATGTCATAACTTGCAAACAAGCTGTTGGAACATCACTAGCACCTGATTCTGAAGATAGAGCCACAGCTCTAGTAGTTAAACCATCTGATTTATCCCAAAAATATATAGCTCCAGCTCTAGGAGCAGCTATAGTATCATCTCCAAAATTATCTATTGACCATAATCTTAATTGATTTGTAAGAGATAAATCTCCAGAAGAACCCCAACCGCCAGCACCCCAAGTATTTAATCCCCAACCAGTTCCTCTAACATAAACATCTAGTCCTGAATTAATTTGATAAGTCCCAACAACTGAACTTCCTCCATTACCACTATCGCTACTATTGGCAGTTACTGTATCGCCAGAAGTATCTTTTGCTGTAATTGTGTATGTATTAGTGCCTGTGACTGCATCTATTTGATACTCTTGATTTAGTATATTTGCAGTTATATTTCCACCTAAAGATGACGCACCACTAAAAGTAACAAAATCTCCATTAACTGCACCATGACTAGCATCAGTTATTGTTATAGTTGAGCTACCATCAGATGCAGAAAAAGTAACATCTCCAGCAGAAGTAGTTGATCTAATAGGATTTATATCATAATAAACATCACCAGATAGATTATAAAGTTTTTGATGTGTACCTAATATTACAAAACTATTACCATTAGTAGCTTTGTAAGGATAAAGTTTTCTACAAGTTCCTATAAATGAATCATTAGTAAATTTAGACCAACCGCCTATTCTTTCAGGTTTACCTTTACGAAATCTTACTTTATCAGCATCAAACCACCCACCCTCATTAGAGTAGTTAGTTCCTTCTTTGTTTATACCTGGTTTGAAAACATACTTAGCTAAAGGCATATTAGACCTCAATCCATTCTTTACCTTCAAAAAGAAGTGCTTCTGCTTCTCTTCGTCTAATTAATCCTTGCAATGTTTTTCCTCCAGCTTTGTTCCATCTTTTAATTTGTGATGGTGTTGTATGATAATCACCTGCGTTAAGTAATTTTAATAATGTTGAATTGCCAAGATTAGTTGGTCCAAGGTTATAAACCCAACAAACTAAAGCATCAAACTGACATTGATTTAAAGGTACTGTAACCATGTCATTTATGTAGCCTTCATATTCAGGCATTTCTTCTTGTAATAAATGTTCGGCTTCGTCTTGGTTTATTTTGTCACCTTCTTTTACTTCTTTAGTATGTCCGTATCCTATAGTCCAAACACCTACAGAATCTTGATAAGCTTCTAATTCACAACCTTCAAACTTTTTAATTAAAGCTATCCCCTCTTGTGATATGTTCATATTACTCCCCAGTTTCAGGTTTATTTGTAGTAACTTTTTTATAATAGACCACAACCTGTTTAAGTTCATTTATATATCTCTTTAATTCCTGCATATTGTAAGACATGAGTTCATAATCAGGTACAGACATAGCAAAGAAAACTATTTGCCCATGTTCTTTTTCAACTCTAGCTAAAAACTCATCTATGTTTTTATCTGAAACTACATACCAATATGGCTCTTTTAAATCTATTTCTCTAGGCATAACAGGCTGTGCTATTTGCCTTTCTAAAGCTTTAGTAGTTATTTGTACGTTTTGTTTACTTGGAAACAGACTGCAACTGGAGACCATCATCAAGATCATCAATGCTGCGACTGTCTTCTTCAATACTATCAAATACATTTTTAGTTCCTTTATTAACCCTAGGCTCTAGTAAAGATGGTTTAGCTGCTGCTAGTTTAGTTAAATCATGTCTTTTAAATACATCTAAGTATCTAGACATTTCAGCTTCTATAGCTTGATTTTTACTTTGTATCTCTAATAAACCTTCTGTTTGCAATTTGAAATCATTTTGCAAAGACTCTATAGCAGCTTGTTGTTCTTGATCCCTTAACTCAAAAGCTTGATTTAATGCAGATAATCTTGCATTTTCATTCCAAAGAAAATAACCAATTATT